ATCGCGCGCAAGGTGTCCTTCATGCGCTCGACTTCCTCGGCGCTCTCTTCAAATGTGTTCGCGTCGCCGGCAATCTGGACGGCCGTCCACGCGTTGTGGATCATGAGCATAGAATTTTGCGACATCGTCACCTGGTCGCCAGCCATGGCAATGACCGACGCAATAGACGCCGCGACGCCGTCAACGGTTGTCGTTGTCAATGCGGGTAGTCGCCGGATGAAATTGTAAATCGCGGCGCCTGCGAAAACGTCGCCGCCATAGGAATTAATGCGAAAGGTAATTTCGGGCGCGTCGAGCGCCGCAACCTCTTGGTAGAAGTCGCCCGCATCGACGCCAAAATCAGCCTCTCCGATTTCGCCATAAATCAAAACCTCGGCACCGGTCGCCGCTTTATAGTTTCGGATTCTGTACATTGTCGCTACCTTTCTGCGCAAGCGCCGCAAGCTCTTGAGGCCACTTGTCGAGCTCGCCTAAATACAATCCTTCAATGTCACCGGGAAACGCTCCACGCGGCCGCTCTTCGAACAACGCAAGCACGCGTGATTTATTGTTGTCGATAAAGCACGCCGCCACGATTGCCGGGTTTAAATGGAGACCAACCGCCCGCCATACCTCCGCTATCGGCTCAAGGCTTTCGCGCGTCCGCTCTTGCCAATCGGCATACCAAGTGTCGCACCACTTCGGGAAGCTAACCTTGCGCCGCTTGCTTGCCGCGTGTACCTGCTTGGCTTCGACGTCCTGCAAATGTCGCAACCTATCCGCGAGCAACTTAGCAAACGGCTCCGGGTCCGCGACGGGCTGCGCTGCGTTCTCTACTTCCGGCGCCGGCTGCGCCTCGCCGCTGGAAATGTTCGGGTTCCTGAACTCGTCGCCGCGCCCGTCGGCGCGCCGGTTCATGTTTAATTTTCGGCGCGCCTCGTTAACACTCATAACCTCGCTAGCTATTAACGCCGTGATTTGGTTCACGGTTTGGTCCAGGTCGGTTTCTATCAAGCTCGCCGTCGAATGCTCGAAATACGTTTGCTTACCTCGGCGCTCTCGGTTGTCGAGTAGTTTTAAATCTGCTTCACTCGACCACTTGCGGAGCCACGGCATTAACGTCTGTTGCAAGAACCGACGGTTCTCTTCCGCGATAGAGTTGTAACCGGTAGTGCTACTATCGCCGAGCATGTGCGGGGGAACGTTAAACCAACTCGCGACTTCTTGCCTTTGAAATTGCCGCGACTGCAACCACTGGGAGTCCTCGTTGGATATCGAAAACGGCACAATCTCAAGGCCGCCGCTAAGTACCGCCGTGCTGGTTTCTGCGTTTAGTCCACGGTGCCGAGTTTCAAACCGTTGGCGCAACGCCGTCGCCTGGTCCTCGTTCAAATGCGCGCCGGTCTTTAGCGCGATATTCGGCCGCGCGTTGTTCTTGAAATGTCGGTTGCCGTGCTTCTCTTGCGCGAGCCCGAGACCCCAACTATTGCGTGCCATTTTAAAAACCGAATAACCCGCGAGCCCGTCATCGGACAAGCCTTTTAGGTGGAACATATTTCGCGGCATGATCTGTCTGAGTTCGTCGCGCCTGTTGGTGTTCGTCCAATAGAAAAGCATGCCGCTTTCGTCGGTGTCGGGGTAGGTGTTGGACGGGTGCAAGATGTTAAGCGAGACCGGTCGCCCCGCGTTGTTGCGTTCTATTTCCGCGTAACCGTTGCCCCACGTCAACGCGTGGGCTTGTATGGTCTCCTTCCACGTCTGCGACGTGATGTCCGCATTACTCGACGGGCTAACGTTTAACAAATTGTAAGCCGGGTGCAAACGCATTTTTTCCCGGTCGTCATCTTGTGTGCGTTGGTATATCTCGAGCGGTAACCCCGCGACACTTTGCGAGATTAAACACACCGCTTGCCAGACGCTGGAATAGGTAAGAGACGTTTGCGCGTTGACCGTCTCGCCGCTGTCGGTGTTGTATAGTTGGCCTAGTCCAGCGGTAACCCATTGTTCTTCGGGTTGCAAAGCCGCCGAGATAGTCGGCACGACTTCGGAAACGCTTTGTGTTGTGACGATTATTTGATTATGCATTTTTAATATATCGCCGGTTTGGCTTCCTGTTCACCAACTAACGAAAGAGCCATACTCATGAGTATGGCCACGATGCCATCTATACGGCTGTTTTGCGTAGACTTCACCGGGCGTATCAACGTCTTGTCCGCCGTCGGTTTCACCTCGACACAACTTATCTGCCAGTCAAGACACTGATTCCCCAGATGCTGCAACGTGCCCGACGCAATGCACGATTCAAATTCTCGGCACGGTTCGTTGTATGTTTTGTAGTTTTGCGTTGCGTCCTTGCACTCGATGCCATGCATAGGCAACGTTTGAAAAAACCATTCTGCATTATGCGCATCGAACGCGACCGAGCGCACGCCGTGTTCTTTGCAAATCTCAACGATGCGATCCAGAATAAAATACTGGTCGATCCGGTCGCCTGGCGTAAACTCAACGTGCCCTTCTTTTTCCCACTGCAAGTACGGCACCCGGTCGGATTTCTCGTGCGCTAATGCGGTCTCTTCGGGTATCCAATTCCAGCACTTGACCGCATAGCCGGCTTCCGTTTTGCAACTCAACGCGAACGATGTTAGGTCTTGTTTTGCGCTCAGGTCGCACCCGCCTAACCACGGCCCGTCTGCGTCAAGCTCGTCAACCTTACATTCGAGCCATTGCTCTTGCGACAACCAGCGCGAAGTCTGCGCCGTGTGAATGTTTAGGTAGAGCCTCTTAAAATCGTTTTGCATTCGCGTGATTTGCTTCGCCTGTTTTGCAAGGCGCCGCATTTCATCAACGCTGCGAAAGTCCCCCAAGGCTGGGTTGCACTTAAACCACGTTTCTTCTTTGTCCCATGGGTCATCGGGCCCGGCCTCATATATCACCGGCAAATAACTTTTGTCTTTCACGATGCCGTCACGCACACGGCACGCGTACATATACTGTTCCATTTCTAGCGTGGTTTTTTCGTATATGCCCGCCGTCGTTATTGTGACCAGTAACGGGCTATCCACTTTACCCATGCCAGTAAGCAGCGACGTGAATAACTCGCGGTCCCGGGCTACGTGGATTTCATCGTACACAACCATTGTCGGCTCGCTGCCATGCATGGCCGAAGACTCGGACGAAACCGCCTTGAACGTGGAACCGGTTTGCTGGTTTATGATGGTGTGCGTTGATGTTCGTATATCAACAAGTTGGCGCAAGCGCTCGTTGTCCTCGAGCATGGCCAGCACTTTGTTAAACAAGAACTTCGCTTGGTCGCGCGAGGTTGCCGCACAATAGAATTGCCGCCGCGGTCTTCTATCGCGCAAGAACCGCTCGAGAATCATAGCCGCCGCAAGCTCCGTTTTTCCGTTGGCGCGTGGTAGCCAGATACCGGCTTGGGAGTAGACGCGTTGCCCGTTGTCGTCGACGGTGCCGATTAGCTTTCGAACAATTCCTTCTTGCCATGGGCGCAACGTAAAACGCTTGCCGCTCGTCGGGTGCGAAAGGCAATTGATAAAGTCGACGGCTTGTTGTCCAGGGTCCGCGCTAATCATGCGAGCAATTCGTCTAGTACGTCAAAAGCTTTCTTCGCGCCGGGAACCACTAACCGCGAACGGCTAGCCGGCGTCAATCCGAATTCAGTTAGCAACCGCAAGAGCTCGCCTTTGTGCTGGTGCATTTCGGCGCACGCGGGATTCCGTTTCATGTAGCCGTTTTCGGTTATCACCTGGCCGTATTTTTCCACGTGTTTGCGCGCTACGTGGTAGCCGCTATACGTTTGCGCGTAGACTTCAATTGCGGGCCCATCAACAACGCTCAAGATGTCGAGCGCCTCGAGGGATTCGCACAATCCCACCCACGCTTTTTTGCCGATTGCGTCGAGCCCTCGCGGCATCGGGGGGCGCCCCTTCGGCGCGTCGGGTTCGTTTTCGTTTATGCGGTCCTTGTTCGGCTCGCCTTGTAAAATCTTCAATTTGGTCGGGCGTGGTGTCCTCCCTCTCGGCATGTCCGCCCCCCTGAACTGGTTTGGCTGAACTGGTTTGGCTGAACTGGTTTGGTTTTGGTCGGTTTCTATCCGTGAAAAAACACGGATAGG